CTAAAGGGGCAAATGCTACCTTTGCTTATTTCGCCCTATGAGCTACTGCAGGGGGCTAAGTATACCTGCAGGATTGACTATTAGTAGGGTCAATCAACCAACATGCTTAAACCAGCATTGAAATCGGTTTATTATTACCAGTTATAGTACTCTGGTGTCTCCTCAGGGCTGCGCATGCCAAAAGGAGCTTTATTATACTTAAAATTAAAAGGGTACTCAGACTTCCCCAACTTCACCATGTCAGTCAGTGCCAGGTTCATAGCAGCATTAATATAGTTACCCTCGTTTTCGGTTAAAAACCTAATCGCCGGGGTTCTTATGGCCTGCTTAACCTGATCCTGAGACTTGGTTGTGCGCACATCACCATTACACTCTATTCTACCACAACAGTAACACCTACCATACCGCTTAGCTCTACGCTTAGCAGCACTCCTAGACTCACCTAAATACTTATTATCCATACCTTAAGATAGTGCTTCTAGACCTCCACCGAGTTTTCGCCCACCTGTGACTGAGCATCAAATACTCCCTTGGCACCTTCAGTTCGAAAGAGGCGTTGGTGCATCACCTGAATGCAGCTTGCCTCACTTCTAGTGAGAGTGCTTAGGGGTAGACCCTTGGCGAAATCGAAAACTACTTGTGGCTCCTTGTTCCCTATCCTCGTCATTTTTCTGGCTAGCTGAGTATAGATCTTAGCTGATGCGGCTGTCCGCAGGAAAAGGTAAGCTTCTGGTGCAAAAGGTGTACACATTTGGCGCAGTGTCAGATTTGCCAGAGGGGGTTCCGTAGTGGAATTCCTCACGGCTATCATATACATAACCACTTGTGCTACCTTCAGAGGCTCACCCATCAGCTCATGAGGGTTCAATCTACCAGACTCCAGATTATAACAAGGTACGGAAACAGGATAGTTGATCACAGCAGCACTAGTACCTACTATAGCTATATTACCAAATAAGTTAGCTAATATACTATTATTCCTAGCTACCTCCTCCTGATTGGTTGGTTCAGCCTTTAGCCCTGGGATCTTTGCCTCGAACACTGTCATGAGTGCCGACCTGATCGCTTTTGACTCCATTTGCTCTTTCAATTGCCTTCCGCACGCTCAACATAAGTGCATCATCTATCAGTGCGGTTGGGTTCTCAGATATTACACCAATATTGGGGTCCAGAACTTCAGTGGCACAGATGCGCTGGTACATATGTTTACCATGCTTCCTCACCAGCATCTTAGTTTCTAGGCTCTGATCCAGAAATTTGTACACTCCTATGACATTCATTGCCAATGGATGAGCATTATCAGCGAACACAGTATCTTCACTCTCAATGAGAACCTTTATAGAAAAGCCAGCAGCTAGATCTTCAACGGCTATACAGTAGTCTGGGAAGTCAGCAAAGGCAGCCACTTTGTCAGATGTTTGGAAAGTGAAAGCGCATATGTTTTTGTGCTCACCTTTCAACCTATCGTCCTGTATTATGACCTTGTAGGTTCCAACTGCGGACCTTGCCAGACTCATGAATCCTACCACAATGCACCCCACATGCATGAAGGGTGTTGCTTCCTTATCCAGACCATCAGTCACCCCTTCAGCCACCAACTCGATCTCGGTGCAGACTTTCCCACCTTTCACAAAAACTTCAGAGCAGACAGATGATTTCAGTATGGTTGATTTTCCCATTATCTTATCAATGAATTCCTCATCATACACTTTAGTTTTATCCACCACTGATTTCATCTCTCTGAAGTTGTCCAGTCCGCTCTTGTGGTTCTTCACCTTGAAAGCTTTGTGCTCGATTCTTTCCATTGCCAGCCACTATTTCAAGCACCCCGAGCGATAGCATAGCTCACTAAAAAGGTAAGGGTGGTGCATTCTTGTAAGGAGAGGGGCGTCCCTTAAACATGTAGGGCCCTTCAACCCCTTTTGTCTGTTTGAGCTCCTCCACTATCACATAAACCCCCTTCAACTTTCCTAGTATGCCAGCTGTATGCTCAGGGCTTATTCCTATCTGCACAGAGTTATTAGTTGAAGAAACAAGTTTGCTTCCACTGCCCGCTTCTATGACATAGCAAGAGTCCAGATATCTGCAGCCCAGAAACTTGTACAGTTCACAGAGATTTGCCCCAGAAAAATCACTGTACAAGAAAATGTTGCACAATGGGGTGGATTCAAAACTAGATAGTTTTGCTACCTCCCTACCAACCTGCTGCAAAGCGAAACTCTGTAACAGCTGACCCTCACTCTTCTGCCATTTGATCTGGTTCACCAAAAGCAACTCACTCTCTTCCACTTCAACCATATAAAGAGGATTAAACAACTCGCTAGGCAACACAACCCCATCTAATATATAATTATTCAAATGAAACAAAAGCTGCTCTAAACTATATTTGCTACTAACTAATTCCCTACCGCTAAGCCTCCTCATCACTACTTACAATATCTTCTTCTTCTTTGAATAGTGATGCTATTGCTGGTGGCAATTTGTGCTTTAGCATCACTATCTTCCTAATCAATTCTTGAAAGGCGTCAAGGTCGATGTTCAGATCATAAAGGTGATCGCTTAACCTGTACCCGTAACTAGCCTCGAGTGCGTAGTTAGCGATACAATCATCAAGCTTTCCTTCAGCCCTCTTCATTTCTAGCCTATCAAGTAAGAGATTAGGGTCCTTAACGATTCCATAAGGACTCATTCTCCAACCGCAGAATAAAGGCGAATCACTGTAATTCACCTTTGCTTTAAGCTCAAGTTGGTTTAGAACTGAGTTCATGGACTCGTTCACCACAAGTCTACCTGGTGCCACCATGTCATCTCCCGCAAAAGCTATTGGCTGGTAAGGGCCCAATTGATAGCGGAGATATGAGAATGCCATGTTACACATAGTATTGAAGAAAAATGTTCCAAACTCACCAGAGAACCTCATCACAGCCAGGTCCCCCAGTTGGCATCCCATCATCAGTTTGAGGGTCTTGTACTCCTCTATCAGCTCCTCTGGCCATAGGAAATGTCTGAGCAAGCATATCTCAAAAGCTAGTATAGCACCATCCTGCGATCTATCAAAGGCTTCGTAGTCGCTGTCTGTCCCAGAGTGATCATTGAAGTAGTCCTTGCTCCATTTATCCAAATCCTCGTAATTCTTCTGTGAGAAGATCATTACGTGTGGTGGCAGAATTTTCCTCAACTGAGCCTCTGTTTTTCGCAAAATGGGGCCAAATTTGCACAACACAGCGTGAGAGAAACATGCTATTGTTTGCCCAGCTTTGGCATCTGAACCCCTTTTCTCCATCTTGGTGCAATCCTGGTTCTTGATAAAAATTTTCAGATAGTTGCTTGGCCAATCTGCATCTGAACGGTAGCTGTGCGCCTCAAGTATTCTTGCACTCTTCTGTATCCTCTTCATCGTGAAGTCCAGTTCCATGCTGGTTTCATCCACTTGCGGCGGATAGGTGAAGTTCATGAAGTCCGCCCTCTTAAGAAACTCTGTGAAGATTGATTCACCTAGTTTCTTCTTTCTCTCGAATGATGCGCAGTTCTTCTCAAAGTCCGCAAAACGCAATCTCTTCTTGATAGAGAGTATGAAGAGCACGTCGTCCTCGGCCGTATGATGCAGGTATATAGAACTTGGAGCACTGGGTCCAGGGTGGAACTCCGATGCAATATTATCTCTGATCTGCGTAGAGAATCCGGTTCCATGGATGTGATGTTCCCTCTCCTCTTTAGCTTTGAGCCCGAAAGCGAACTGTTCATTTGCAAAAGTTGTCACACCTAGATGTGTCCTTATAGTCTCCGGGACAGTTTCCTCTTCGAAGATCTCAGGCTCCATTTCCTCTGCCTCCAATATGAGTAGCATAGCCTTGAGACCTGGGTCACCAGCTAAGTGATCCCCTATTGTAGCACTATCAGCTCCAATGAACACGTTCTCTGTCAAGAGCCTACAATCACCCAGTTTCCCTCTCACCTTATCCACTAGCAGCTTCTCCGGAATTTTTCCGTTTGAAATGAAAGCTCTCAAGATGGGTGAAGAGCAATTCTTCAGATCGGTCTTTCCAATCTTGTAGAAGAGGTGCACGGCTTTTCTGGCCCTAGTGAGCGCTATGATGATGGTCTCATCTGCGCATTTGAGGGATCCATGATCAAACATTATTTGCACCACATCCCTGCTCAAACCTTGAGCCTGCCCCACTGTGCATATAGTTAGATTATCCCTTTCTTCTTCCACAGTTGCACGGCTAAAGCAGATTGTTAGAGTTTCTTTATTGAGCTTCTTGATCTCTTTAACCTCAAAGTCGCTCACACCATAACTTGGTACCTCCATTATCTTCTGCTTTGATGAAAGGCGATTTGTTAAAAAGAGATATGGCACGGCCTGTATCTTCCCGGACATCAACTCTAATGGTCTAGTGCTGCGGAAAGTCAGGCTGACTCTGTGGTCGTGTGCCACCACACTATGCTTGTGCCCTTTTTGGCGCCCATTCGGCATTAGAAAGAACTGTGCACCCTCCAAGTGCAGAGAGGTATCTCCCTTCCTGCAACTCAATGTGAAAGTGCAGGATCCGGTTAGCTGAACCGTCAGAATGGGGTTGTTCACTGGGTATATCGGTTCATTATCGGCATGCGGTTTAATAGAACCACCAGGAATATACCTTTGAACTAGACAGTGATCAAAAGAATCTGCATTAATGTTGCAGGCATCGATGATTTGATCTAGCTCACCTACCCAGCCACTTGATTTGTGGTCACCGCCATTGTATTTGTAGCCCTCACCTCCTCTGCTGAAGAAAATAGCCTCCCTACCTTTCAGCTTGTCCGCTTCGTCGAAGTCAAACTCTACATTTGGGCCCATATACCTGGAGGGCTTGAAGTGCATACCGCATGGGCATATGCCACTCTTCTTTGCTTGCAGCCTCCTAAAAATGTCCCCTTCTACTCCAGATAGAGTTAGGGCGTCACCGTCCGCGTGATAGCTGGTCTGCAGGGGGTCACCAAGCAATAGTATATGCTCTACACTTTTAATAAAGTGGACCAGATCAATGTAGCCGGGTGGAAAGAGTGGTATTTCATCCAGAATTAGAAGATCCAACTTGTGCTTGTGATTGAGTAAGAAGCTTTCGTATGTGTACACACAAACGTCTGTGTCAAGTAGTTCCTTCTTCCATTCTTCGCACAGATTCTTTCTGGGACTTACCACCGCCACGGCCATTTGGTGACCCAACTTCAGCATTTGGGTTATGCTGCTGGTCTTTCCCGACCCCGCAAATCCTAAACACATACTAACAGTCAATTGAGCTCTTGCCCCTTGTGGTATCTTGGCTGCCCATTTGCCCCTATGATCGTTCAGTATGAGACCTGTGAAGCCCTTTTCAAAAGATGCCTGTAGAGCCCTTGCGTTCTCTGAAACCACTTCGATCTCCATCTGCCCCACTCCCGGATTTACTGCTAGTGCTTCAGCGGGTCTATTCTGCCTTTGAATGTATCTTCCAGGCGTTGCATGATCATCCTTTATCACAAGACCAAGAGGCTTATATGAACCCTGCAGATGGAGGTACCCTTCGTCTGATAGGATGCTAAGTGTCAACCCCATGTTTTTGCACAGCATATATAACCCCGGCATACTTAGACCCTTGTCGGACAAGTATCTTGCAAAATTCGGTATTTCTACCGTAGCTTTAGAGATCAGAACCGGAGCCTTGAGTGCAAAGTGTTCTGCTATGGGCTGTATCAGGCAAAGATTTTTCTTTATCTCCTTCAGCTTCACCATGTCGTTGTCAAAGCTGTCATCTGCTTCAGTCTCCTGTACTTCATCCTTGCGCACCACAATACTGGTTTCCGTGCCAGGGAGTTGACCCCTCATACTCTTATATTCCTCTAAGGTGATCAAACCTTCGAGGAGCAGTTCATGCAGTGGGGGATTCGTGATGAGATAAACCTTTATGTATATATCCTTGGCAACCTCCTGGTACACAAAGTTTTGCCCTGGGGTGGGTGTTGCCTCGAAATACATCCATTTCTGGTTTTCACAGTTGTTTGGGTGCCCCAGCATCCTCTTGAACTCATTGAGCTCACCAACCGGGTCGCCAGCATCACACATCCTTTCGCAATCAGAGAATACCATACTGTATGGTTGCCTTTTCCTTTCTGGCACCCCACCATCAGCTATAGCCTCTACACCACGTAAGCCTTGGTATTCTCTCCTCTTTTCCAATCCAGCTGGCTCCACCACCTCGTGCTCGGGACCTAAACCATCAACCATGGGTCTGTAACCCATTTTGATCCTCACCTCAGCTTTGACCATGAATTGCACAGTGTTGGTGAAGCAATCCAAGTGATACCACTTCTTGTTTGAGAAGTATTCTATTGACTGACCAAATAAGCGTGCAAAGCCCACCTTTAATGCTCTAGTCAGATCAATCAACCCGCCTACCTCCGTGAAATACTTCAGCTCTGCGATCTGGGTGGCTATGGTTCCACTAAAAATCATTTCATCTGTTGTTTCATCTCCTTTAGAGAGTTGCCTTAACTTGCTAACTGCAGATGCTGCATCAGGTTTCCTTAAGGCCATCAGATAATGGATAACCTTATGCATGTAGCCAGCTCTAAGTTTAGGCATTCTCTGGGTTAAGCTGGAGAAGAGCTTCGGGTCCACCAGTGTGAAATCATTATACACAGCCTCGTCCTCAGTGACGAGATCCCCCGGCGTGCACAAAAAGAGGTGATGTGACCCAACACTTTCTAGCTTTGTTAGGGTCCAAGTCCTTCCCTTAAGATCCATGGTCTTGTTTGTGCTCAATAACCATGGATTCACCGGTTGCTTATAAGAGCCGCAACACTTCCCGTCCGGCATCCAAGTAAAGGTTTTACCATCTTCCGATACCCTGAAATCGTAAAGTTCTGGGTACAGAGAGAATGGGTAACCAGCATGAAGTTCCGCCGGGTAAATTACAGTATATATTAGCGGGCAATTAATATAACTAAGAAACCTTTGGAAATCTTTAAGATTCCAATAGTGCACTTCATCATGGATGATTACTCTATCAGGTTCCGCAAGACCCTTCATAGTCTTCTGGTCTTCATCAAACCATAGATTACGTAAGGGATCTTTGTATCTTAGAGCATCTTTTGCGTGCACCAATCTATTTATTATACAAGTGTTACCATCTATTCTACTCTTCTTATTCTCTAAAAGGACTAATTTGTCCTCCTTAAAACTAATAAAAGTACTATCCTTAGCTAGATTATTACCAATTAAATTAAAAATAAAATGGTTTTCTATCATTTTTGAAATAGGATGACTGTGGGTCCTAAAGCAATTGATAGATAAGGGTAAACCCTTTGAAGCTAAAAAGTCGTATACATCATCTGATACATAGTAGTCAAAAAGACCACTAGCGTATGCTTCAATGCTGTTGACTGTACTAGCTTTCCTATCTCTCACTTCAGATAGCTTGTCTGATCCTATATTTGCGTACAAGTTGGCGTATGCCACCCTCTGTGAACTCGCTCCTAGAGACATTGTCGATCACGAAGAACTCAATGTTTAGGATAAAGCCAGGGGGCGGAAACTATGTAC